TGCTTGGACGCGCATATAAATCTCAGACTGGACTGCGAACTCGATGTCGTAGGTGTACTTGCTCATGGTCACTTAGCCTTTGTTTTGATGTAATTGTACTCTCTGATCATGTCTTCGTTGGAGGCACCAAGATCACAGATATCTTCTCTCTTGCGGATCATAACGGTATCTGTGTTCGCATTGGCTGGCGTGAAAAGAACCAACCCCGAATGCAGGAAGCGTTCGTGCGCAATCTTCATAGCCTCTTCCATGGTGTGTGCTTGAACACGAAAAAAGGCTGGAGTAGAGACACAGAACTCGATATCGTAGGTGTTTTCGTAGTTGTTGTTGCTCATGGTAGGTATTATAACCGATCAGAGGTCTTGGGTCACTCGTTTTCTTGGTTTTTTGTAAGGGTATAGCCGTAGATCTTAGCACCCTCAAGGTTAGCATCCTCAAGGTTAGTATCCCCAAGGTCAGCACCTAGAAGGTTAGCACCTTGAAGGTCAGCACCCTGAAGTTTAGCACCCTGAAGTTTAGCACCCTGAAGGTCAGCACCCTGAAGGTAAGCACCCTCAAGGTCAGCACCTCGAAGGTCAGCATACCGAAGGTCAGCATACCGAAGTTTAGCACCCTGAAGGTCAGCACCTCGAAGGTCAGCATACCGAAGGTTAATACCCTGAAGGTCAGAATGCCGAAGGTCAGAATGCCGAAGGTCAGCACGCCGAAGGTCAGCATACCGAAGGTTAGCACCCTGAAGGTCAGCCTTGGGCTTAATTTCGTATCCTTTGTTGCTCATGGTAGGTATTATAACCGACGACACAGCCTCAGTCACGCTTTTTCTCAAAAATAAGTTAGTCGTTCAGAAGGTCTTTACCTTCCAAATACTCAATAGCCATCTCCTTGGCTAACTTCTCTCCATGATAACCTCTAGATCCAAGATACTTACTATCTTTATACATATAAACTACATATGTCTGCCCGTATTCTTTAAATGCAACTACCTCTGCTACCAAGTTATTATTCTTGATAACTTCGCCTTCAAGGTATTGGTCGTCTAGCTTTTTCCATTGATAATTCATAGTGATGTGATCCATAGGTGTGTGATTAACATTTTAATTACAATCAAGGGCAGGACTAGTATCAAAAAGATAACTAGTCCACCCCTGATTACCCACAAGATTTTATCTCGTAGTTTTATTGGTCTTCCTCTTCTGAGATATCATCCTTATCAATCTCAAAGCTATCGGTCAGGTACTCACCGTGTTCAGGCAACGGAAGACGGTTAGCAATCTTAATTGCTTCTGCTTCCGAGTCAGCTTTAATGTAGTAGTCAGAACACATTTTCCAAGTGATGGGGACACGATAAGTTTTCATTGTTCGTCCCCGATGAACTTAACTTTATCGCAAAATTGGCCGGATTGTTTTTCAAAATTACAAATTTCACATTCTACTGTAATGTAACGCAACTCGCTGCCTTCTACATGATTTTCAACCTCGAATTTCCTACTTTCATCGTGAGAAATCATACAATGTACTTTCTGGGGATACATCATACAGGGAATTAGTACAAAAAAACTTAAGCCAAGAAAAGTTTCAAACAAAACGACACACCCAGCCGCGTTCCACCAGTAATTAATAATGTTTTTGATCGTTTTCATTGGTCAGTCCTCCCAGATCTTGCCCGTGATTTCAGCCACAAGAATAACACCATCATTGCGGACTTCCACATCGAAGTCTCCAAGCTCTTCCCCAAACTGCATATCGTCATCGATACGCAGCTTGACCTTGAACTCGTCGCCCTGCTTGATGCGGATGCGCTCAAGCTCCCTGATCAGTTTGCTGATTTCCATGATGCCTATTATAACCGATCAAACGGCTTGTGTCACGCATCATTCGGGATTTTTATCTTTTTTATCATACATCTTAACTCCCACATACAAAAACCACAACATTAAGATGCCATATGTGATCCAACAAATTATTTCAATCATAAAGTTTGCATCAGAGTTGCGAACAAAAACCCATTTAAAAGCAACAAGGTCATCAACAAGACCGCTCCCACAGCCAAGGTCATGAAATCAATCCATTTTTTTCTTAGTTTCTTTTTATTCATAAATTTTCCAACAGCTTTCATAGTATTTCAATGCTTCCATTAGGACGAGGGCCACCATAATCTCCACCTAGACGATACTTAATTGGGCCACCATAAGTATTTATTTGTTTGAGAACTCCACTTCTCACACCAGAGATAGCCACCATCGGACGAGTAGCTCTGTTGGATTCTGCATGGAATCTCTCAATTAATACTTCATTAAAACTAAAGTTACGACCTGTAACATAAGTTCCATTTGTGGTATCAGTCCAAAGAACCATAGCTCCATTTGTAGTATTAAAGGAACTACAATCTTTCACTTCTAGCTTACCCGTACAGCCCACAAATGTGTAATCAGAACCTCCACCACCTTCTTGGTTGATATCATTACATACGCAATTCGAGACTATGATATTCCCGAATTGAGAAGGCCCAGATGTAGGACGATTTGTAATTTGCATGAAAGTACGACCATTGCCAATACCTTTGCAATTATTAATTACTGTATCGCCCTGAGGATTATCAATATAAATGCTATGCTCTTGGCAAGGTTCAAAGTCACAGTTTTGTATAAACCAACGAGCAGGGCCATGTCCACGGATTCCCCATTTCATTCCACGGCCAAGCCAGTTATTTCCTGTACCCTTAAACTTGCAATTGATAATCTTGATATATCCATGCACTTCATTCATTCCCGTGCGGAGGGGCGAGAATTCATTTGTATCATTGATAATCGTTAAGTTCTGAATGGTAATAGAGTTAACCCCATTCAAAGTATCCCAAAAACGCAAGTTACCAATTGCTGCATTGGCATCTGCTCCTTGGATAATTAGATTATCAATCGGACGATTCCAGAACGCGCATTGACTTTTATTTTGATAACCTGCGGGGCCACCAATATCCAAGCCAGTTAAAAGCTGTCCATGAATCGTAATTACAGTTTGATCTGTAAACTCCCCTGCCTTGCGAATAGCAGCAGCGAGGGGGACTTGTATCTTGACTTCTACTCCATCGTTTACGGAGTAGCCTGTTGCGGTAACTTTAATTTGTGTCATTTGTAATCATCTCTCCAGTCTTTACCAAAAATAGTAGGACATTCCTTTGCTACCGTATCCATATGATATTCTTCTGGGTAGTGTTTTAGCAATCGCCTAGCCTCTGTTCGAATAGCACGAGGAACTCTAGGTGTTTCGGATGGACTCATAAGTGCTAACAAGAACTTACGAGTAGATTTAACAGAATTATAACGCTCGTAGTTAAGTGTCATATCAATCTTCCCAGTTCTCACCGTAGATATTCCAGTTATTGTACTCGTCGATGGAGGCTTGCATACGCTCCAGCATCTCCAAAGTCGCCAAGGTCAGAGCGTGATAATGGTTGACGGTGGCTTCATAGTTAGGCTTAACTTTCGTATTCTCAATAATGTACTTGCAAGTGGCGTGCAAGGCACTCGCGTGATACGCTACCTTATCAAACGGGGGGTCTTGATTAGCCATTTGCTCTCCTTGATTTTCACAGAGGCCAACGCAGGGCGTTGCTAGTATTGAATGTGTATCCCGTGCTTTGAATATCCCTATACATCCATTGGAAGTGGGTCACAGCCCCAGTTGCAAAAATCTCTTGTGGCAGGCTAACCGAAGCAGTTCCCAATGCACTAACAGGCACAGGACTACCAACACGATAGAAACCTCCCAAAGGATTCACACACAAGTGACCATTACCGAAGGGGCTGTTAAAAGCCGTGCTTCCGTAGATAAGTTGTGCATAGCCGTTAGGCGTAGCATTGGTGAGATTCATGCAAGTCAGTTGTACATCGCAGAAGCTCATATGTGCAACTTGTCCCGTGTTATTGGGATACGAGGTGCAGAAGATATTCCCAACTTGCGTTTGGGCGATAGAGGCGAGGGCAACAGTAGCGATCATGGTCTTAAACATATTCATTCTCCTTCGATAGGTGTAACGGTCAGGGTGTGCAGGGAATCAGTATAGTCAACCTCGTCAACAGCTTCCAGAACATACTGGACTGCCTTGGCCGACTTGATGGTTTCAGGCTTGAACCACTTAACTTGACGCTTGAGTTGGTCAACCGCAGCATCAATGTTATTGGTAAAGTTAGTCATTAGATACAAGTGGGGAGGCTTCGTGTCATTGAAGGTAATCTCCACTTGCCAGATCTTCTTAAAATTAGATTGTGCGTTCATGCCATCTATTATAGACAAGGTCTTAACCCTTGTCACTCAATTTTTCGGGAAAATATTTAACTGCCACATAGGTTCCTACAAAAGAACCTAACGCAATACTTACAATATACCAAGGATTCTTAGTGTATGCAAGCACTCCATATGTTAATAGTACATACATACCTGCTGCAACAAGGCCAGCCCTGAATGCATCTCTCTTTGCAACAAGAAGATAGTACAGGGCATACAAGTAATCAATTACAACATAGGTGAAAAACAATGCGATTGCAATCCACCAACTAAATTCTGAATTCATCCTAGTTTCTCCGTGAAAATTATAGATACAATGTTACTCATGGGGATTAACATTGGTTCGTAAGTCTTAGGTTCATTTCCATCTGGATCTTTTCTGGGTGATACAATAACCCAGTTATCTTTGATATCATACAACCAAAAGTAATTCCAGCTATCATCTTGCCAAATCATAGTTATCTGACTCGGAAGATTGAAAACAGGAATCATTCCTGTTTTGTTTCTAAATTCCATTTTGGTCGGCACATTTGGTTTAGATGATAGAATGCGTCTATACCATCAAAACGCATCCTATTCACAATCTCTTCCCGAGTCTCAGACCAAGACTTTAGTTCACACCATTGTTTATGGTCGAACTCCCATTCAAAGGTCATTGAAACTTTGACTTTTTGGTTATTGGGGTTCATCATTCCTCATCTTTTTAATGTCAGTTTCGTACAAGATTGTCATATCTAGTGCCCAAGCTAGATTAAATTCAATGGTAGCCCCTTTACTAGAACTCCATCCATTTAAAAGATAGATCGTGTCACATTCCATCATCAACTTGATGCTTTCATGCATATAATACGACCAAACCCCTTCTGTTCCCCAATCATCTTGAGTGTATTTTGGGGTGGGGATGTTGATGGGATTGTAGATCTTGGCATTAGGATACATTTTCCTCATCAAGGCTTCAGCTTCCTTGAAGTTAGTATCTGCATTCTTGTAATTAGTAATCGGGCCAGAGATGTAAATATTCATAGAGGTACTCCAATCCGCTTGGAAAGATCACCGATCTCCTTGTCAATAACCGTCCAATGCTTGTTTTCGATTCCCGACAATTCCAACCGATTAATCTTTCCGTTAGGCTTAATTAGGTCAGGGTTTTCAACAATCACGGACACCAAATGTTTCTGGTAATCCGACATATTGCACATGAACTCCTCAAGGTCAACATTCATTTCAATGTAACTGGCAGAACTCTTGTCTCGGAAGTTCAGATCTAGATCTGCAAACGACTCCGAATCATCAAAGTTGGATTCAATGCTCAAGTTGGAATACAAGACTTTCTTCTTGGTGATCTTAGAACCTCGATTAGCCTTGTAATTCCAAAGGCAGGATTTGATGTATCGATCAAAGCCCTTGCTATTGAAAAATTCCTCAAAGCTGCTTTGTGTATTCTTCTTGCGGAAAGTCTCCACAGCTTCGATTGCAATGATGTTTAGATCAGAGCGCAAATCTTCAACGGAACACAAGGTGTGATCCCCAGAAATGTGCTTGCAGATCGTGTACATCAGGTTGCCATACTTTTGTTCGATGGCATCCCATTGTTCAGAAGTTAGGGTAGTCTTCACTTAGCTTGTTCCTTTTGGAGGAGTTGAATTTTGCGTTCCAGATACCACTTGGCTTTGGACAAATCTTCCAGTTGCTTTCCTTTATGCTGCGCTCGCAACACATACTTAACAACATTGCCGAGATGATAGCAAAGTTTTTGATCTTCAATGATATCGATAACCTCAAACTTACCTTGGGTATAGTGTTGAGGGTGATTGACCATATCTTGTTTCATATTTTCAATCATCCTTTCATAGTTGGATGTGGGCATGGTTTTCTTTTTGAGTTGCTTGGCTGATGTAGACAAAGTTCTGTTCTCCACGGAAACTCTTCATGTTCTTAGATCCACAATAACTCATTGCAGATCTAATTCCATCGCAAAGGCCACGGACAACGGACAGGGTGCTACCCTCAGGCTTGGTTTTAACTTGAGTAGAAATACCCTCCTCATGTACGAGAGGCAATCCAGTATCTGCCTTAGCGGACATGGAGGCCATTCCACGGAAGGTCGTGAAACTGGTATTAGGATTCCAGAAAGGGGTCTTGTCAGTTCCTGCGAGCATACCGCCAATCATAACGAAATCCGCTCCGATTGCAATAGCTTTCGCCGCATCTCCTGCGGTTTTAATCCCCCCATCTGCAATAATGGGAATCTCTCCTTGGAATTCATCCCAAATGCTCTCCAAAGCTGCAAATTGAGGATACCCACAACCAGTCTTAATTCTAGTAGTGCAGGCAGACCCTCCACCAACTCCAACTTTGACGATATCTGCTCCCCAGTTGAATAGATCTTCAACTCCCTTGGGAGTACAAACATTTCCAGCAATCAAAAGTTGATTGTTCCTTTCACAAATATAATCTAAAGTCTTCCTCATGTTTTCGGAATGACCATGAGCAATATCAACGCACATAGGGATGCTATGATCCAAATATGTATCGATACGCTTCTTATCAGTATGGATCGAGCCTACAGCGGCAACCACATACCCAAGTTCTTCTTTCAATTTGATTACATCAGGAATAAAAATATTCCTATGCAGGATTCCTAAACCCAAAACCTGATCCATAGCTCTAGCCATTTCAAGACCAGTAATGGTATCCATGTTGGCAGACATGATCGGGATGCCAAGTTTGGGTTTGACTACAACATGATCCCCAACCCTGATTTCAGGAGTAAGATCACATTCAGCCCTGCTCCCAATCTTAGAGTACTTGGGAACAATTAATACATCGTCGTAAGATACGGATAGTTTGTGGTTTTGCATTTCAGATAGGCCAGTAGTATTCCATGGTGGACGGGAGATTCCAATTATACTGCGAATAGAACTTCTCGTCCTTACGCAACAAGTTGGAACGGTGAGAGATATGGATGCGAGTATCATCTAACCAAGGTGGTAGCACAAGGTTACGGTCATCACGCTTTTCCATAGTGTTATTGTAGCCTCTACGAACCCACTCGTCAATACACACATTCATATAATGTGCAAGGGCTGGAGCATAGCCTTCCCACATCTTAAGTGCAGGATGACTTCTCCAACCCTTGGTGGTTGTACGATTGGTAAGGATGTTGTGAAGCTGCATGGCTTCCACTCGTTGTTTACCTAGACGACGATAGTCTAGGCAGCGTGCGGAATCCTCGAAGTCGCTGTAGGGTAGGAAGGTTTGCATGGTCGTGCTATGATTATACCTTAGTATCCTGCCGTGTCAACTTTTTTATCAGTATTTCATGTCAATAACTCTACATCCGCTACAACCACAGTCAGGCCATCTTTTTTTGGCAATTTCAATTGCTTCCGATTGAGTCGGTGCTTTAATAAGCTCAACCCTTTTGGCCCAACCAGAAGTTACCATAGTGACCTCGTACCAAGTCATGTTCAAAACTCTCCTCTGCTTACGGTTTCGGATGTCTTCGGTGAACCTACATACACAACATAGGTTCCACTAAAGTCTCTAGAAACATTAAAGACTGCACGGCCAAGGAATTTATCACAATACTTGGAAAAACATTGGAACAATCCCTTTCTTTTGTCATAAGTATCACTCGCAGAACATCTTGCGGTGATCGAAAATGGCAACCCATTTCGTACAAAAGATATGACCGTATAACCGCCATTCTTGATTATCTTCTTTTTATCGAAGTTACGGTAATGGTTTATCTTAAAATCTAGTTCCTCGATGTTTAACATCGTCATGTTATCTACTATTTCTACTTTTTGCATAAGACTTTGACTTTTTGGTGATTAGGATTTGAGTGGTGAGTTCGGAGGGGGTCGAACCCTCGACCTACTGGTTAAAAGCCAGTTGCTCTGCCGACTGAGCTACGAACTCGTGTATGGAGCGAGTAAAGGGAATCGAACCCTTATCTTCAGCTTGGAAGGCTGAGGTAATAGCCTTTATACGATACTCGCATGGCTCCCAGAGCAGGGTACGATCCTGCAACCCTCTGATTAACAGTCAGATGCTCTACCGATTGAGCTATCTGGGAATGTATGGTAACCCCACCCTGACTTGAACAGGGAGTCTATTGCTTAGAAGGCAATTGCTTTCTCCAATTAAGCTATGGGGTCGTGTATGGTAGCCTAGGTGAGGGTCGAACTCACACTTGACAGATTTTAAGTCTGTTGTCTCTGCCGATTGGACTACTAGGCCATGTTTTAAAAGAGCAGCAGGAGTTGAGTTCTGTCAGCCAGTCTTACGAGTTGGCTACTCCTGCTGTGATTGGTGCGACTGGGTGGAATTGAACCACCGACCTTAGCTTTATAAGAACTCTGCTCTAACCCCTGAGCTACAGTCGCGTGTTCTACAGACTATAATAGAACACTCTTGGTCTTTTTAAACAATTTAATCATTTTAAAAGCTGAGGCCACCTAAAAGGTGGCCTCGTTACTGTTTCTACACTTAGCAGATTAGCTATTACTTTTTCTTACCAGTCTTAGGAACTAGTTGGTCTAGGTCTTCGCGCTGAACCAGCAAATGCACCTCCTGCTTCGGTAGATGAAGAGCTACCTCTAGACAATGTTGGGAAGGCTTTTTTGGCTGCTTCAAACTTTTTCTTATTTGATGCTGGAATAGGAATTGTCTTTTTTATATCGCCCGGACCTCTGTCCCCTATCTTTTTAACAATTATAGTATCCTTATCAGGTGTATCACCAGCCTGCCAGTGAGCACCTGCCTTACCAGCCTCACCTAACAAAGAACTTAAAAGATCATTATAAGTTCTGTTTGAACTATCTTCTCTTTTCTTGGCAGGTGGCTTTATCCCGGCTGCGGCCAGCCTCCCACTAAACATTTTTTCAGCGGAGGCTCTTCCTATTTCACGACTGGCTTCTACTCTCTCTTCAGGTGAAACCTTACTTGAGTACGATGTCCGTGCTATTTCGGGATTCATTCCACCTCTTAAAGCTCTTTTTGTCATTTCTTTGCCCGATTTTACTAAGCCTTTCATTCTTTTATCAGGGTTACCGCTTCGTATCATCCTTTCTGCTTTGCCCTCTAACAAAGAATTTAAAAGATCAAAGTAATTTTGATGATGGTCAGGAATTGGGAGTGGCTTAGAAGGACCTTTAGCTAGTTTAGCTTTTATAGATCTCTTTTTACCACCTCTTTGATGTCCCGTTAACTTTTGAACTTGAGTTCCTGATTTGCTTTGTCCAGCAGCTTGTCTTTCTGCAACTGCCTTTGCACGCTTTGCTTGGTCTTCAGGAGTTTCTTTACCTGTTGCCTCTCTACGCTTAGAAGCATGGGTAGCTCTTCTCATCTCTGTAGAACTGGGTTTTCCGCCCTCTGCTTCCCAAGATTTTCCAAACTTTCTTTCATCTCTTTTCTTTGCTTTTTCTTCTGGAGATAACCCAGCATCAGCCTTGGCTTCTGATAAAGAAGCCATGAGTTTTTCATATCTTTCAGAATACTCGTTTGTTAAGCTGTAATTATTATTCATATTCATTCTTCCTTTTTAGTTTTCTTCGTAAGAGTTTTAGGCTTGTCTTCCTTAGTTTCAGTCTCTATCTTAACTTCAACCACAGGCTTAACAGGCTCAACGACAGTCTCTACCTTTTTAGCCTCATCTCTATACTTCTTAATTAATCCCATAGAATACACCTCTCTTTTATATAGATAAAAAGCCCACTTGTTTTGTGAGCTTTTTATTTAAAAAATTAAATATTATCCAATATCCAGTCAATTAAACTTAATCTATTTATTGATGGATATTGGCCTTTCAGCGTCTTTAAGGCGCACTGTAGAACCAGTTGCTTCTCCTCCAGTTTCATGTCTGGGTGAAGTTTTAATCTCTCCCCCGACATGAACTTCCAGTATCTCGCCCGTGTTACTCTCTTGCGTTGATTTTTTTTCTTCATGTGATTTTAAAACTTCAGGTCTACCACTTGGGAATACTAACTTGTACTGCTTCTTTTTCTTGGTGCTATCCTCAAGAATACTATCTGCTACAAGTGTAGCTAGATTATTTTTAATGTACCTAGCTACATTCCTAGCTCCATATTCATATGAATAGGAATTATCAATCACATAATCTACCAACTGCTCAGTTATTTCAACAGGGTAGGATTTTAGTTTTAATTTAACAATGCTTCTAACATCGTCCCTGCTTAACGAATTGAAGAAAACTACATCATCAATTCGGTTCATGAATTCAGGGCTAAACTTTTTCTTTACAGATTCTAGGATAGTGCTTTGTATGGCTTTCTTGCTGGGTTCGCTCTTTCCAAATCCTATCGAAGCATACTTAATTTCAGATACCCCTTGATTAGATGTAAAGATAAACAAAGATTTGCTGAAATCCAATACATTGCCCATGTTATCGGTGCAAGTTCCATCATCCAACAAAGATAGTAAGAAGTCTTGGAATTTGCCATCAGCTTTCTCTATTTCATCAAACAAGAATACCCACTTGTTAGATATCTCAGCCTTCTCCTTGAGGAGACTCCTGTCAGTATGACCAACATAGCCCGGTGGAGATCCTATCAACTTGGCATATTCATGTGCTCCTGCATACTCCGCACAGTTAATTTTGAAAAAGTTTCCACTGTATCTTTCTCCAATGATCTTGGATAGTTCTGTCTTGCCTACACCTGTTGGGCCTACAAAGAACAATGTAGAAAACTGAGTCAAGCCAGTTGACATTAGTTTCAAATGCTTAACTACTACATCAACAGCGTGATCTTGGCCGATGATGTTATTTTTTATTTGAGATTCAAGCTTACTAAAGTTGTCCTTGGTCTTCAAAACCTGTGGGCCAACTATCTTATGCTTAACGATTTTCTTTTTTGTTTCCTTGGCTAACTTAGTCTTGAGGTTAGCTGCCAAGTTCTTTAGAAACTGAGAAGGTTCCATCAAGTCTGTGGCTTGCATGAACTTTTCAGTATTTAAATCAGTGCATACGAAGTCCAATGACAAAGGAGGATATGCAACTGTGATAGCCATGTACATATTGGCTATCAACAATTGATATGTATCCGATTCTTCGCCATCGGAATACTCAGCCAAGAGATTTTCATATCCAATGATTAGCTTCTTGGCTAAGTATTCCTTATACTCGTGAAATACAAAAGCTGTTTCTGTTTTAGATATTTTCTCTCGTATCTGAGCATAAAGTTCTTGCTCCTCTTTCAAGGATAAAACTTTTACTGGGATAACTAGATCAATACCTTCACAAACCAACTTATATGTGTTATTATCACTCATCTACCATATTATCCAGTTCTGAAAATACAGAGGTTGTATTTCCACTAGCCTTGGTTCTTTCTGGCATATTCTCTTCGTTCATCTTTGTCATCAAAGTAATTACCCTTACGGTGTACTGCTTCGATGTTTGAGCTACTTTAAGACAGTCCACCATCAATGATTTTGACACATTGTCTGCTGGATTTTCTTCTACTCGCTCTTTGAAATAACGATGAGCATCTAAAGCTAACTGACGATCCTCTTCGGATTCTTCAATCAGCTTCTTGGCTATCTTCTGAATCTTCGTCTGTGCGAAGTGTGGGGTCTTGGGTATGTATGTCGTAGCCATAACTAGCACTCCATTCTATATTATCTAGGTCTTTAGCCATTGATTTTTGAACATAATATGTTACTAGATCATTGAACTGCCACATTGGCATGGGCAATGTAAAATCATCGGCGTGGACTTTGAAATCTATTGGCTCCCACTCAAAAATTAATTGAGTGTTTAGAGGTTCAGGACTTGTCTGGGTGTTTTCCATTATCATCTTCCAGTATTCCATTTATTTCCCCAAAGGTTTTTCGCCATTCCTTTTCACCTGAGTCTGAAGACTGATGTTTAGGTGGATGACGCTTAGGTTTTGGTTTGGGTCTTTTATTCCCACCATATTTGTAACTGTCCTCTGAGTTTCTACGGAAAGTCTTCCCCATTTCAGTCAGATAGCTGCATAAATTCTCTAAAAGCTTCTTCACGGGAAATGCCACGCTGAGTTTGCTCTTTGGTCATACGGAAACGCTTGCCCGTAGCTTGAGTGTACTCCTGAATGTTGGAGTACTTAGCCTTGGTGGCTTCGGTATTGCTGTTAACATTAACTTGAGTCTTCTGAGATGGTTGCATATTAGTCTTCTCCTTATATAGGTTCTTAAATGCAGAATCGATTAGGGTTTCCAATTGATTGTATAGATCTTGTTCTTTCATGGTCCCTTATAAATATAATAGTTCATCATTTTAATAAGTTTAGTTAATTTTAACTAAATCTCGTATTTGTTGGAAAGCTTGTTCCTTAGGATTTCTAAGCATATCGATAAAATCCTTGGATTGGAACTTTTTATCCGTTCCAGCCACAGTATACCATGCTCCAGCCCTTTGAACTAAGTTATCCTGTTCAAGCAAAGGTAAAAGTCCTGTAAAAGGATTTATCCCATCATTGTAAATAAGTTCAAATTCACATTCCTTAAATGGTACACTAACTTTATTTTTAGTGTTCCTAATGGATCCTTTAATACCTACAACTTTGCCAGCCTCATCTTTTAGTAGATCGGAGGTTTTATTAGATACTGTTTTAAGATTGACACCTAGGTAGTACTCCAAGGACTTGCCCCCTGCTGCCATCGTGTCTGGACTACCATACATTACACCAACCTTGTTCCTAATTTGGTTAATGATTACCAAGGCTACTTTGTACTTACGCATCAAAGGATTTATCTTTCTTAAGCAAGAACCTGTGGCTTTGGCCCTTACAGCCCCTTGCATATTATTTGCCTCGTAGCCTTCTGCCTCATACTCAGCTTTAGATGGGGATACTGCAATACTATCATATACAACCACAATAGGAGTATCCTTGTCGGATTCCCTAATGGACTTGATGGTATCCTCTATAACATTGAAGCACTCCTCCAAGGTTTCTGGAGCAGCGTAAATCAACTTCTTGGGATCCAAGCCTAGCTTCTCAGCAAAAGTTGGATTATATGCATTCTCACTATCCACGAGCATGGTGTAGTGATTAAGTGCTTGAGCTTCCCTTAAAATATGAGTAGCAAAAACAGTTTTTGCTGTAGAAGCCTCACCATGAATTTGAGTTATCATTCCAATAGGTATGCCTTTAGAATAATCACCAGAGATGATTTTGTTCAACGCATAACTACCTGTAGGAATAAACCCTAAGTCGGTGGTTGTTTCAGACAGCAATCCGGCAGTCTTTAGTTTCTTTATTACTGATTGATCCATGTAAATCTCCACTGTAAACCACATTTGTGATTCCGTATTTCTTAATTAAAGCTTGGCAAAACTTGCAGGGTTTAGCTAAATTGTTATTTTTCCTATAAATATAGATCGTAGAACCACTTAGATCTAACCCCTGTCTTACAGCCTTGTAAATAGCATTACCCTCCGCATGAAGGTTCATGAATTTCCCTGAACCAAACTCAGGGTGAGTTTTCATAATGTTATGTGCCGCTACAAGGATCCTGTTTCCTTTGGCAATCACAGCACCTATTTTAAACCTAGACCTAGACTTATGCGCTTGCTTTTTTGCCACACGCATCGGCGGCGGTACATCATCCATAAAAAAACTCCTACCAACCTATTAAAGTTGGTAGGAGTAATTTTTTGCAATTATATCAATATGTTATGTATTCGATTCTGTCCAAACGAATATCCCAATATGTAAAGTACTCGTATGGCATACCAGCATCACCCAAAGGATGTTCTATCTGTGCAAATGCACCTGACTTAAAGGTAAGTCCAACTACACCATCAGAATCAGTGAAGTGTTGTAGATAGAAAGGATGTTGGATAATGTTGATGCCTTCTGTCCAATAGTTAGGTTGTAAACATTGATCCCATTCCACGATTGCAGTCTTTCCACTGGGGCCTTGATAATCTAAAGTCCCATCGAAAGGTGCGATTTCGCCATAATAGCAGTCATCAATCGTGACACTTGGCAGAGCAATTAGAGGAGCCATAGCTCCGCTTTCAAAATTGCTCCAACTCCAAGTATACCAGTTAAACCCCCAAGGCAATCCGTTGAGGGGGTTGATGCCATCATTGGACGCATTAGTGCCTCCCCAAGTATGAGTTGGAGAAATATTTTCAAACTTACCTGAATAGCTTAAGTGCCAGCGTAGGTGTAGCCTGACTTCCTTAAGAGGGGCTGTGCCTGTATAAGCAGGGAAGCGAATAAACTTGGTTTCGCATTCCTCATCCTGACCGTAGTAGAACCAACAGTTTCGACTACCAGTTAGATCGTCGAAATCGTAGTCGTACCCATTCTCAGGAGTAGCTGGGTGTGACTGTGGTGTAATGGTTACAACACGGTTTCTTCTAGCTTGGGAGTAAATGATAGGCACTGCGACTAGTAAAAGTGCAAGTGCTGCGAGTAAGTATTTTTTCATAAGTCACCTATTATCTCCAGATCCTTGGATCTTGTCTCGATCCTTTCGGTCCTGTAGCTTTCCTATATTCTCTTCTGCAATGTCTTGCAGGGGAATATCCAAATCTTCTGCGATGTTAGCGATATACCAGAGGACATCCCCTAGCTCAGATTTTATCTCTAACACTCTATCATATTTATATTTCAGATTATGAATACCGTCTGTATCTCGCATAATCTTTTTAATTTTACCACACACCTCACCAGCCTCGGAAGCCAGCCCTAATGTGGGGTATACTATCTTATCTTTATAAATAGCGAATTGTTTTGCTTTTTGTTGATATTCGTTAAAGTCCATGTTTTATGATAGTTAAGAGATTTGATTTTTTATCCAATCATATGTTTTTAGCATACCAACCTTTAAAGGTTGAGAAGGTTTCCAATTTAATTTGGAGTTTATTAAGGTGTTATCACTGTTTCTTCCTCTAACTCCTTCTGGTCCGGGTATATTTTTAATTGATAAGTCTTTTCCTGATATGCTTATAGTCATTTTAGCTAAATCATTAATACTTATCATTTCATCAGATCCTATATTGACAGGCCCCATAAAATCTGACTCCATCAATCTTAAGACGCCATCCACACATTCATCTATATAAAGGAACGATCTAGTTTGTAAACCGTCCCCCCAAATTTCAATGGAAGTGCCATTTTGTGCTTCTGCAACTTTTCTGCATATGGCAGCAGGGGCTTTTTCCTTGCCACCCTTCCAAGTTCCTTCTGGACCAAAAATATTATGGAATCTGGCGATACGAACATCCAATCCCATGTTTCTGTTGGCTGTTAAATACAGGCGTTCCGAGAACAGCTTTTCCCAGCCGTATTCTGAATCTGGTGCTGCTGGGTACGCTGAATCTTCTTTGCAGTTTGGATTGTTTGGATCTTCTTGATTATATGCAGGATACATACAAGCTGAAGATGAATAGAAAATTTTTGCTTTCCATTTCACTGCCCATATAACAGCGTTTAAGTTTATTTGGGCAGAATTAGTCATTACATTAAAATCATTTTCGCCTGTAAAGATGTAGCCTGCTCCACCCATATCAGCAGCTAATTGATATACTTCATCGAAGCCCCTGTACAAAGTATCCAATTCTTTCCAAGCTAATTCTTTTGTAAGATCTACTGATACATAATTTTTGCAAAATCTGACGGCTCCTATATATTCATTCTTATCTTTGATATCAGCAACAACGACTGTATGTCCTTGGTTGTGAAGTCTACGAGCAAGATGATGTCCTATGAATCCACCACCACCACAAACTAGTATTTTCTTTTTCATATAAATGCTACAATTAGATCATTTTTGGCTACAGTGTTGTCTTCGTAGACTACAGTATAGTTAGGATTTATTTCTAGTATTTTTTTTATTATAACAGATTCATTTATATCTGAACCCCAATGGTGATTAGGTCCAAAACATCTTCTATCGTCTATTAAAATTATGTGATTTTTTATATGATGTTTTTTTAATTCATCTAGTTCAAAATTTAGACTGCATACAGTTTTACCTTTAACTCCAAAATCCCAATGAGCATCAAAGAAAAATGTTGCCGTATCATTTAAAGACTCTAAAACTTTTGGAAAATAATCTATTACATCCCCAGATATTAAATCAACTTTTCCAGATACTATTTCCTTTTTAAGTGATTCCGCATTATTTTTCTGTTTTTGAGAATCAATCTCTATTGAAATTATTTTTTCAAAATTACAATGAAGCGCAGTGCGAACGCCTTGAGCATTATTCGTACCCGTTTCTATGAATACCCTAGACATATACTTACTTAGTGTTTCTATTGGTAATGTTGATCCATAAATATTATACATTGTTACTCCTTTAAAACTACGATATTATTTTCCATCTGTAATTATCATTTAACTCTAAAAATAAGTTAAATCTATCTTGTTCCTTAACAAAATATGGTGGGTAAACTAAATCTTCTAATGATGGAACATTAAATTTATTTACATGGTCATCTCTAACCATGACCACATTAACTCCACAGGTAGTAATAATCGTATATCCTTTTCTTTTAGACATTGTATACCAAGCATTAATATTACACCCATGATAACAGGGAAAATATTTATTTTTTGGTAAGTGTGGATTTATAAAATAATCCGATTTTCCTTTTTCTATTGCAAGAGGTAAATGATTGGGTAATCCCGGATTATATTCTGCAATGATTACAGACGGTTTGTATTTTTGTGTGTCTATAGAATCAAAAACATAAATGTCATCACCATCTATGTCAATAGACAAAAAATCAAAATCCTCAGGAACATTATGTTTTTCAAATAAGTTCATGATATTATCTGGGGTCACTAATTCTTGTTTTACCAAACCATTAGACCTGTTTACTAAATTAGGATCTCCTTCCATCAACAATCCTGTCCAGCCAAGATGTTCTCTTAAAAATTTAGTATTCGCTAAAAAATGTCCATCAGCAGCACCAAAATCTACATAATATTTTTTTCTAGGAGTAATAATAGAAAATAAATAATTTAATAATCCATCTTCCCCATGTTGTGAATAAACTTTATGAAAGTAATTAGACAAATTGTAATTGATTGAATTATGCTTTTTTCCAAACGGATAATCAAAATTAATTTGAGTAAAAACTTCTGAATTTTTTAGTAGATCTAAGCTCATAAAATTAATAACACTTTCCTAATAATCTAGCGGTATGCATGAAAGTACTTCCGACATCTGGAGATATTATAGTTGATTTAGATAATATCAATAGATCAACTACTGCATCTACTACACTTTGTTTTGATCTATCCACATTAAAAGCAAATGAGTTTTTATTTGAATCCACAATGGTGGAATTCCAGCTACCATCCAGTAATTTTTTTACATAGTCCTGTTTTTCATATCTAAAAACATTTTTATTTTGTAAAAATTTGTTTTCTGTAATTTCGTCGTCTGAACATATAAAAAATTTATGCTCACAGTTTTGTTGAACTATGCTCATCAATTGAGGTTCTACAGAATCACTTCTACCACCAAAATCAGTTTTTCTTATGTGTATGCCAAAAAAAGGTTGTGTTTGACAATTTTCTAAAATAATTCTTTTTGCTGCATCAACTATTTCTTTTTTAAACTTTATGTCCAGTATAGTATTTTTAAAAGAATCAAATTCAGAAACTAATCTCCAAGGAATTAAGTTATTAAAGTAAAAAATATCTTTTCCTTGGCATAGGTTTTGAATTTGTTGTATATTAATAATTGAATTTATGTTAATGAATGTTTTTAATTCAAATTGATTCTCATGTACTATGTTGATTGTATTGTCAAGATTAATACTTGATCTTTCACAAAATTGTAAAGACCCTTTTTCAAATAAATCAAAAAAAGAGGCTCCACACCAATTGTTGAGGGGCCAGACGACCACAGGAGAATAATTCAAAATTTTTGACAAGTAAAGACCAAAACATAGAACATTGAATCTATTACCAAAACCACCATCACACTGAATATATAATTTATTCATATCAATGCCACTCCGTAAATTCAATATAAACTAAATCCTATTTTTTCTTCCTTCGAAAAAGGAAAGTTATGTTCTGTCAAGTAATTATAAATCGGAGCCTTATAGTTTTTGTTTTTTAGATTCGCAGACAACCACAAAAATTCTTGAACAAGATCTTTATCCAAGAATGGATATCTACCTTCTAAACCAAATGAGCCAGATATGTATTCTTCCTTCATCAGATACGATAACTGAGAACTTTCATAGAAACTGGCCCAAGGAAATATAGAAGATAGGTTTTCAGGAAACAATCCCCCAAAGTTTGAATGTGGGTATTTTTTTACCCCATTAAATCCATAATCAGAACAAATCTCATCTGCTCCTTGACCGGACAAATAAATTTTTCTATCGTTTTCTTTTGCTTTTTGACACACAAAAGACAAACCATTAGATCCCCCATCTCTTTTTACACTTAAACCAAATTCGTTATATTCACTACTTTGGGAGTATATTTTATAGTTGAATTCTTCTACATTTTCACTCAGGTGAAGTTGTGCTTTCGCATAGTCTGCCTGAGATGCTCGGAAAATAAACCCTTGAGCGGGAGATTTTATTAAGTCATGTCGTTGTCGTAATATATTAGGATTCTCTCTTCCTAATACACTATATGCGTGAAAATCAACTTTTTGCTCTAATAATTCACAGCAAATGGCACCAGAGTCATATCCACTACTAAGTCCTATAAAAACTTTTTGATTGCTAGTAACATATCTTTTTTTAATTGATTTTTTAAAAGCAGATGTCCAATCATCGTAAGTATTCTTGTACTGAGATAAAAAAAACTCATATACGGACTGATACCATACCGAGAAATTTAATTCAGATAATTTTCTAATTTGAGTAGTATTTGCTTTTAATTTTTTTATGTTTTTAAAATTTAGTTTTTGTAGTGCGGATTCATAAGAAGCTATTCCGAAATCATCATTATCAATAGAATACCACAACGGCTTAGTAGAAAAAACATCTGTTGAAAATAAAAGAATATCTTTGTTAAAATCAATTAAAACTAAACAAAATTCTCCATCTAATTGTTTAATAAAATTTGTTCCAAACTGCTTGTATAATGGAATTAGACATTCTCCATCAGTTGAAAAATCACCGAAAGATTTGTAATTGTATATTTCTCCATTAAACAAACAAACAGTATCCCCATCAATGAACGGTTGAGTTTTGAAGTCACCTGTCATGTGAAGCAAATTATGAATAAAATTAATTCCGTTTAAACTAAGTTGATTGGTATAATCTGGACCTCGTAATTTTAAATATTTATTTACTGAATCAAGATCTTCAATTTTTTTATTAGTTATCAATATACTACACATTATCTAACTTTCCCTTGCATTCTTAAAGTATCCCTGAATGCAGGGATTATATTGTTATTACCAAAATAAATGCTAGTATTTCCGGGTAATATTGAAATTTTTGGAGAGTACTCTTGTAATGCGGCTGGAAGACTTATCTGATCTCTAGATGAAAATTTATCCATATGTTCATACCAAAAGGTACATACTTTGTTACAAACATCGTTATTTCTTCTGACAAATGTAGTTGCCTCAAAAAAATTGTTTTTTTCTTTTACTTTCATCTCTGTGTAATATTTTATTTGCATATTTATTTTTTCATTATGATCTAACCTGCTTCTAAGAACTTCGATAGCTTCATCATACAAGCAGTTTCTGTGTGGGTGATTGAAAAATGCAAAATCAGAATCTTTAAGATAATCACTAATTATTTTTTCTGGATCTAAAGAAACATAATTTGTATAATCATGCCAAATATAATAATTATATGTTGGTAATAATTGATGAGTTAGTATTTTTGGTATTTTAGCTGTTCTCCTGTTTTCATATTTTTTATCAAGTGAAAAAGGATATAATTTTCTAACGGTCCATCCGGGAAAAGAACAATCCTGTTCTGTAAATAAAAAATAGTCTGCATTAGCGTGTTTCGGGGTATACATATCAAAACCAGAAACGCCAACAACAGAAGTTACAATAGCTATCTTATTCATCTGTGCTCCCCTAGAATAAAATTACAGTATCTGGCACCATTTATTACCAATGTTCCCCTAATATTTTATTACAGTATCTAGCACCATAAACTTGCACAAATTTTTGATACATTATACCATCTGAGTCTTCTGTTTTATCTTTCCACCCTCCAAAACCTCTCCAAGTACGAGTTCTCATTACTAATTGCATACAGTCAATATTATGCTTTATTGTAGGAAATCCAGTTAAAATTAACCATTGTTTATCCGCTTTATGTTTTTCCCTTATGAGACTAAATCCATTATATCTCATTCCAATCATTAATATTGGGAATATTAATATTTCATTATTTGGGGAAAATTTATCAAGTTCTTGTTCGCTTAATTTATATAATTCTTCTAATGCATTATCATAAAGAATATTGTCTGGGTTAAAATGAATTACATACTCACCTTCACATTCCATAATTCCCATATGCCTGAGGGAATGCCCCCAATCATTATATCTTTTTTTAGTAACAATTATTTTAGAATTTGGTAAATCAATTTCAGGAATCGGCCTAGAAGTTGGTCCATCATGATAGATCAGTACTTCAAAGTCTTTAAAGGTTTGAGACTTCAAAGAATTGACTCCTCTTAAAAACAATTCATCTGAAATTACTCCATCGTAATGAGGAACTATAATTGAAAATTTATATTTCATACTACCTGAACCTCAATAGGTTTTCTTAAAAGTTGTTCATAAATTTCTAATCTCTTTACAACAACTTTGTTTAGATCAAAATTTTCTTCTGTAAGTTTGTGTAAAGCTCTTCCCATAGCTTCACGCTGATCTCTTTCCTTAGCTATCTTAGTGAGGACACGCACCCACTCAGTTTTAGGTGCATCATGATCAATCAGGTATCCCGTCTCCCCATTCACTATCCATTCATCATAGCAACCTACATTAGATGCCACTAAAGGGATTTGATATCTTCCACACTCTGCTACCTTAATTTCTGATTTGGAATCATTAAAATCATTCATCTCCAAAGGAGCTAAAGCAACATCCATATTAGTGAAGAAAGATCCGTATCTATCTGTTGGAAGAGCATAATGAATTCCAAAATTAGTATCGCGTTTCATGTTAGCAAGGAATTTAGCTTTATAATTTTGCCAAACACTAACTTGCCAATCATCCTTTTTGGTGTCTGGTGGAGGATGCCCATAGAAATCCCATCTACAATTCTGTGGACCTACTCTTTGGTTTACCATTGCAGGGACTCCTGCAAATACATGTAGATCCTGTTCGTGGTGGATTCCTCCAGCCCAACCAAATCTGCAAATGTTCTTCTTTAACAAGACTCTTTGCATATTCCAGCAAGGAAGATTATAGTCAATTGAATTTTTGATGATAGCCAAATACTTCGTGCAGAAAGGTCTTATTCTATCTGCAAATTTTCTTTGAGTCACAGAAACCAAATCAGAATGATGATAGATAAACTTGGTTATCTCGCTAAGACCCTTTTCTTGGTATACACTATAAAGTCTATGTCCTTTATACAAGTCTGTCAATAAATCATCAGTATCATAATGAACAAACTTGCCAAACTCTTTTGCTTTGCCCACTATTCTGGCTGTATAGTTACCTCCATAATTACTGAGGTTACTAACCATAACTATATCTGCCCACTTCATATCGGCAAAATCCCAGTCAGGAATCCAGCGACCACTACTTGGATCCATGCCAAGAGGATTGAAATTCATCCTAACTTCAACCTTATCAGGGTAAAGTTCAGCTAGTTTTTTATACGGAACTATAGCTCTATAATAAGCACAACCACCTTCATTGGCAGGACATACAAGTATTTTTAATTTATCACTCATAAAAAAATAAAAGCAGGGGAATACCCTGCTTTTATTATAGTCTTATTTATTTAATTCAACCGTTAATTTGTTCACTTTTTTGAGGAGTTATCACATCGGGTGCTTCCTTTGGTGCTAGAGTTACTGCCTTAGTTATATCCAAGACAGCCTCTCGAATGTCATCAAAGTCTGGCACTTTACCATCGTTATTAGGTCCTTGAACACCGGGCACGATACGCCGAACTGCTGTAACAGTGTGCTTGCGGAATCGACTCGATAGGAACGGTAGGATTACTATCAACAACTCCATCCATGGTGCGGACCCCGGTAGTAGCCCCCCAAATACTCCTGCAATCATGCTTACGACACTCGGGGATAGTACCTCTTGTGTAGCATTGGCATCCAGAGTCACCATCATGGCCCCCGGAGTGTTGATTACATGGTCTTTAGTCGTAATAACAGGTGAAGTTCCTCTGTTTGCAAACTCTCGTTTAAGTGCATCACCTACATCACCACCTAAAGTTTCAATCGGAATGGGTACTGATTGCTTAGTTTGGATGGATTCAGGTGTAACATTAGTATTTTCAGTTATTACGAGAGGTGCTACTGGATCGGTGGTATCGCCACCAAAACTAAATCCAGCACCCTTACAAGATATCATGCCTATGGTTAAGGCACAAGCAATAACAAAGTTTTTTATCATATCAGCTCCTTAGTTTAGAAATATAATCTCCACCATCTTCATCACCTTCGCCGCTAGCGGAGTCCTTATCCGAAGGAGTTAGCTTACCCCCAATAGCAAGAGCTTCGGAGATACGCTTAACTTCTTCATATTCCTCTAGCTTGACAAGTCCATGGATATCGTGGAGGGTATCCATGATCTTGGCAATTTCAGCCTTAGTCCCCAATGGAGAAGACTTCGGGCGAGGTTGAGATTGGTCATAGCGAGGCCATTGACCTTCCATGTGCTTGACGATCTTGAAATCGTGACCCTTTTCAAGGTCCGTGATGTCACCGAAATCAGAATCAATCATAGCACCAACAATCTTCTGGAATAGGATCATGCCAATGGAGAGAATTTTAACCTCATTAGTTTCCCTATCCAGAATGTTCATATAATAACGAGAACGAGGCTTGATCAGGCGAGCAAGGGCCTCATCTTCCTTCTTTCCAGTCTTCCAAAGACTGTAATAAAGGTCGCACAATGGGCAAGATTCATTATGAATCTTACGGCAATGCACATTCTTCACTTGACCATTTTCCATTGGAATGCGATGGATCTTAGTCTCAGCGTAGAACTCCTTATCTTCAATCTTAGAAGGAAGGATTCTAATCGTATTAGATCCATCCTTAACTTGGTAGAACTTCTTGATGAAATCATCAGAGCTAGATCCACCCTTGTTCTTACCCATCAATTCTTCGTGCTTCTTACGCAGTGCATTAAGGTCAATACCCATAGTTAGTTCTCCTGTTACTTGTAAAGTTTAGTTTCTTCACGCTTGTTAGCGGACACCTGTTGCAGCATATCCTTCTTCTGCTCAAGTGCCCTAACCAGTCCCTTCAACAGTTCGTATCTAAACGACAGTTCGTTGACTCGGTTCTGGTGTTCTCTGTTTTTATCGTCGGACAGAACAGCATCATCCAAATCCTTGGCGGTCTGCTTGGATGAGCTATCATTCTTTATGTCCCTACGAAGTCTAGACATGAACTGCATATGTTCAGCCTCAGCATCGGAAAGTTCCTTTTTGGCTAAACACATTACAGCATGGAAGAATGAGTAAGTAGAAGCTTGGTGAGACAATTCTGCATCGACAGAATGATCATCAAACTTCAACAATTCTTCGCTAAGAATATGATAGCCTTCCCAGTTAAATTCTTGTAGAAAATCCTTCAAACTCTTCATATCATCTACCTACTAAGTTAGGATTTTGCTGTAAAAACTTTTCTTCAGTTAAAATTGACAAAACCCCAGATTGTTCTACAACCAGATAATCTCCAGCATTACCTATGATAGCCAAAATGGCAGGATTAAACTGATTAGACAAACAAACTCCAAAATTAAAAGGCATCTTATAATAAGACACACCTTCAATAACATGGGTTATAACATAGTTTGCATAATTTTCAAATCCCCAAATCCCAGAGCGTTGAACGCTTAAACGACTTGGATAATTTTTTACTCGTATAAAAACTTCTCTTGATGTAATATCACTCATGTTCCAAACTCCTTAGAGGTTCCTCAGATTCGGACATCTTAAGTAGATTATAATCTACCTTAGCTGGAATCGTAATACGGGGAACACCATTTCTAGACTTCATAATATATACTCGCATGAAGCCATTGTCAAACTCTTCTTCGGTTTGATTTAGAGACATAGAAAAATCGCAGGGACGAATCTTACCATAAGAATCTCCTAGCTCAACATCCGTGATAATACTTTTCATCCTACCTTGACGATTAGTCTGTGTCGCAGTCCAAACAAGGATGTTTTGTTCCATGGCTAGGCCACGAAGCTCTTCTGCGATTCTTTGTTGAGCCTGATATTCATGTTGAATATCCCTTGTGGAACGCATCAGTTCTAGATAATCTACGATCAGGACTTGCGGAACGAAATCGTTATGATTCTTAAGTTGGACTAAAAGACTTCTGACTGTATTAACAGATGCCATTAGAGTAGGGTACTCCTTAATCATCAACCTACCTTTAAACTCATTTTGGAAAAGGTTAAGGCGTTCCTTAACGGTAAGTTGGTGCTTAGGATCCTTAAGCTTGGCTTGTGGAACCAATGTCATGATCGAATCGAATCTTTGAGCAATCTTGTCTTCGCTCATCTCCAAAGAAATGTAAAGAACATTATTGCCATCAATGAGACTTTGGACTCCTTGATTTACTAAGTACAAGGACTTACCTACACCCGGAGGAGCCACTACCATAGCAAGCTCCTTGGATCCCAACCCGCCCTCCAACGATTTGTTGATGGAGGAAAATACAGTCCTAAACTTTATAGCCGTTTTATCGGTGCTAAAAGTCCTATTCCAACGGTCAGAAAAATCTGTAAAGTAATCTTGGCCTATATCAACGGCTTTACCCACCAGCAAAGCCTTCCTGACGATCTCCTCCACTTGCTCTACCTTGTTTTCTTTAATCAAGGTAATGCTTTCTGCGATTGCTGCTTTCATGGCCTCCTTCTTTGCGAAGGATTCAATTAGATCAACAACATAATCTGGGTTGGTGATAGTAGAGGTATCCAACGAATTGATGTAATTCAGTTCGTCTTCATAATCCGAAATATTTTCCCTAGCTCCAAGATTCTTTTTTACATCCTCGATGATAAAAAGATCCGAAGGCAAACTATGATACTTGTCATAGTAAGCCACTACAGTACTAAAGATCTTAGAGTGGGACGGGAACTCAAAGTACTCTGGCTTAACCAGATTTACAATTTGTAGGTAGAAATCATTATCTGCCTTCAAAAAGTAAAGGATAGCTCTTTGAATATTCTCGTTAAATTGATATGCCATTGTTATTTTTTCTTCTTAGTTACAGCCCTGTGTCTATTAGAGATGTCTTCAGTGATTTTTTTTGATCTGTCGATTTTGTCGCTAGTTTCTTTATCAGATAGGCGTTTAACTATACCGTCTTTTGCCATTTTTTCCCAGTTAAAATCTACTTTTTTATATCGACCTTCTTTTTCTGCTAATCTGTCTCCAGACTCAGCAATGGATCTTTTTAAGAATCTATTTGCAGAATCTTTATCAAAGCCATTTACAGCAAATTTACGATATCTTTGCTTCACGCTATGGAAGTCCATAGCACCTTTGTTTTGTACCCCGCCACAACCATCATCTGCAAATGAAAAGTTAATTTCATCGTAAAATCTTTCGCAGCGGGAATCACATTCCAAACACTTTATTTTCTTGGGTGCCTTACCTATGGAAGCTTCCTTCTCCCATACGATGATGCAGTCCTCACAAAGATATTGATAGGTGGGCATCAGCTACCACAACCTCCTCCAGTCATTGAACACGCTTGTCCGTCAGCAACTCCAACCTCTACGGGCTTACCCATGTACTTTTCAATATTTTCCTTTGTTAAAAGGATTGCCGCCAAAGGTTCCTGTCCCTTGGACCCAGCACGATAAACCGTTAAACCCTTTAGATATTGGGCATACTCCAATGAAGACTGATTGAAATCTTCAGGCTTGGCCGTGGAAGGTAGGTTGATTGTCTTGCTAATACAAGAATCAATATACTTTTGAATAGTAGCTTGAACCTTAATATGTTCTTCTGGAGTCACATCATAAGCTCCTACGAAAACATCTAACTTCTTGCCATTGTTGTAGTATTCTTGGAACAAAGGATCAACAACAACTTCCTCTTTCCAAACATTCGCGTGTCTCCACCGACGATGATACATAGCCGCAAAGATGGGTTCAATGCCACTAGAAACACCGTGCAGCATGGAAATAGTTCCGCAGGGTGGTATTGTCAACATAACTGCGTTTCTGATGCCATATCTCTTAATAAGCATACGAATTCTAGCTGGTAGTGTCTTGGCAAACTCCTCCTTCAAATACATCTTAGGATCGAAGGCAGGGAATGGGGACTTATCTCTAGCTAGATATACGGATTGCATATAAGCTTCGTCTCGGATAGTGGAGAACAACCGTTCAAGGAATTCTAAACACTTTTCTGATCCATACTTAATCCCAAGCTTGATTAGCATATAGTGCAAGCCTGTGACACCTAATCCAATTCTTCTAGAACGCTCGCCAACCAACTTGCACTCTTCAGTAGGGAAAGAGTTTACCGTTAAAACATTGTCTAAGAATCGAACACCTGTTCTGATGGTCTTGGCTAACCGCTTCCAGTCTACATCTGTACCATCTTCATTAACCATGTTGCTTAGGTTAATGTTACCTAGACAGCAATTACCATAACTAGGTAGACTAATTTCACCGCAAGGATTGGTAGAGTCTAGTTTTTCAAAATAAGATACATTGGTATAGTTGTTAGCTAGATCAATATTGTAAATACCGGGATCCCCGCTTTCAACAGCATTAGTCCAAATCTTATTCCACAAATCTCTAGCTCTAAAATCTTGCTTTCCAATAATTTGGAATTGATCCAACCAATGTTGCTTATGGAAATTATTTGCACGAGCAATGGCATCCTGCTCATTTAACGCAACAACCGTTATCTTTTCGTCTCTATTTTGTTCTGTATTGTATCTACGAACATCATAGCATTCATAGACCTTGTTATTAAATGTAAAATACCAAGGTTCATTAAATTCAATAGCTTCTAGGAAACGATTCGTTATCGCAACAGAAATATTAAAATTGGTTAGTTGCTTTTGGTCTAACTTGACATGGAGGAATTCTAGTATGTCTGGGTGGGTTACATTTAGAATTCCCATTAGTGCTGTTCTGCGATTCTTACCAGCACGAACATGGTTACCAACCTCATTGATCATTTGCAACACGGAAACCGCTCCGGGAGCAGAATTAGCTACATTGCCAATATCATCCCCTCTTGGACGGATCTTGCTGACATTAAAGCCTACACCACCCCCGGCACAAGAAATCTTATACATATCCATAACGGTTTTGCCGATGGAATCTACATTATCTTCTGGGATGATAACAAAGCAATTCAGTAGATTTTGCTTTCTTCCTCTACCAGATCCATAAATAATTCTACCCCCGGGAATAAAATCCCCAGATCCGATAGACTCATAGAAAGAACGCTCTACCCGTTCTTTGTCTTCATCCTTTTCAGCGGAGGCTATAACCTTAGAAATAGACTTAGCCCGATCTGCCCACTTAGTTTCGCCGGGGTAAGCATAACGCGATTCAAAAATTTCTTGTCCTAGTTTATTGAGTTGTGTAATCATTATGATCTCCTTGAAAGATACGACACGCCATGTTGTTTTGTTACGGTTAGCACCTTGCAACCATCAATTAAAGATTTAAGATAGTTGTTGTGTGTTATTATGAATAAAGTCTTATCTTTCTTCAATTCGGATAGAAGTATGTAGAGTCCATCCAGACCATCTTGATCTAAATTCTCACCTACTTCATCCAAAAACATCAAGTTAGTGCTATCTCGTTTTGTATTAGTGAGTAAGCTTTGAAGACCCAGCATCACAGCTAGGCTAATCTTGCGCTTTTCTCCACCCGATAGGGATATAAAAGACAATTGTTTTCCATTTGTATAGATTTTCTCATTTAATTCTTCGTCAAATTTGATGATAAATTTACCATTGGAAAGATAAGATAAGTAATAATTTACTTTTCCATTGAAGAAGTTTAAGATGTTTCTTATAATGTATTTAATTAAACCTGTTTCAGAAAATGCTTTTTCCCAAAACTTCATCACTTCTAAACTACGAAGAAGTTTAGATTTATCTTTTGCCAAGTCATCTAATTTAGTCTCCAATTCCTTTTTAGATTCTAATAAATAATCTTTTTTAGATTTAAGATCCTTCCACTCATTAATTATTTTATATTTAGATGATGGTAGGGGTATGTGTATCTTAGATAAAGAAGTTTTGTATTCTGCAAGATACTTTGTTTGTTCTAAATGGTGAACATTCTTGTAAATATAAAGATCCCCTTGTAATTTTTTTATTTTTTCTTTTACATTTATCTTAGATTCATTACCACAGGTTGGGCATTTAGAAATCTTTTTATTTTCTAAAGATGATATTTCTTTTTCACAAATATCAATAGACTTTAAAGTTTGTGAAATAAGTTTTTCCTCTTCTTTGATTTTACGATTCAAATCATCCCTTTCAGATTCTAACCGTAAAATTTTATCAATATCATATTTCAGCAAATCATCTTCCTCTAAATCATTATCTTGTAAAAATTTTCTTTCTCCTTCATCTATATCATTTAACTTAGAAGAAAGTTTATTTAAACTTGAGGTAGTGTCAGAGGCTAAAGCTTCTAAAGTCTTTAGTTCATTATTATAATTAGATTTTAAATCTTTTACAGAATCTCTTTTATTAAATATCTCATCTAGATTTAAGAAATTCTTAATTATTAATCTCTTGTCCTCTGGGGAAGCATCAATGAAATCAACATTATTATGTTGTCCAAAAATAGTTGATGCTAAGAAAGTCTTATAGTTACTATTTAAAATACTCTCTATAAGCTCTTGAGTTTTTAAACTGCTATCCTGAGTCTTGTCCTCTTCTCCCACAAAAAACTTAAGAAATGTGGGTTTCTTGCTCCGGTGGATAGTTATATTGTTATTTAATGTAATCTGAACAGAGCAATTTTTAGTATCGTATACATTGATCAGGGCTTCCTCGGTAGATTTACGAATCGTTCTACCAAAGATCCCCCATACAACAGCCTCGATTATGGAACTCTTGCCAGATCCGTTGGACCCACCAATGTCCTTGTTCTTACCTTCAATTAAAACTATCCCACTGTGATTATCAAAATTAATTTTGATGTCACGAATGGAATAGAAATTCTTTATTTCTATTCTATTGATTTTCATTTATAACCTTCAAACCATCCATTAGTTCCTGCTTGCTTAAAGTTGTATTGGTATTGTTTATGTAGTCTAGGATTAAATTTTCATCCACTCTGGTTATAATTTGTTCTGGATCATAAGTGCTTTGTGGTTTCTTTTCGTCCACAATTGGCTTATATTTAATATCAATATGCATAGGTCTTACTTGGTCTAGAATCTCTCGTAAATTATCTTGATCCTTATCCAAAGTGTTAACCATTACTCTCAAAATAGTATAGTAATTATCATTTTCGATAAATTCCTTGTTCTGTACAACTTCGCTCAAATCCATTACCAAATGACGAATACCGAAATTTATAGGCTTCATCTTATAGTTACCCTTAGTGTCAACTACAGCATAGTAACTATCTTTGTTTGCTTCTTGGAATGAGGTGCTGTATGGCGTTCCAACTATTGTGATTTCTTTTGTTTCTTTATAGTGATGAATGTGCCCCAAAAAAGTTCTATTGGTAAACATATCCACTGAAATATTAAAATCAGGGTCCCCCATAGGATTAAGGCAACCATTAAAGCCAAAATGCCCCAAAACGATATCAGCATCAGGAACCCTAGAAAGGTCTTCGATAATAGTTCTTTCGTTTTCGTAATGAGGAATAAAAGTATAGCCATTTACAGATCTCGTGTGTTTTATTACAGTAACATTTCTTTTATATTCAAACAAAGATAATGCTGTAAGACCATCGTCCGCTTTGGTTTGCGAACAATGGTTACCTCTTAGAAGATATACTTTTTTATCTCTAGGTATATAATCTAAAATAGTTTGAAGTGCTAGTAGAACTTTTGGACTAGGAGATCTTTTTTCAAATAAATCTCCTAGAAAAATAATATCTTGGCAATTTTCTGAGTCGATTATCTTTTTTATTGTTTGTACTTGAAAATCTAAATATCCTATGTATCGATCATCAAGATGAACATCACCGATTATCTGCGTTTTTTTCATCACATAGGGCTTTCCAGCTAATAGGATATATGTTGTTCATTATAAATCCAATAGCTTTGGCGTAGTCTTGGGTTTCTTTTTGAGCGTGTGCATCTGTCCTCTGATCAAATAAATGATGCCACCCCAAAAGACTACCTGTAACGACTGTGGTAGTGTACATTGATTGTGGTAGAATCATTCTAGCTTGCTCAGGACAAACCCCATTTTTGAGCATCATATTGTAATAGAATAGTGCATCTTTAATTAAAAAGTTAGCATCATCCTTGCAGTTTTTGCTCCAATAAGATATTTCTTCAGAACTTCCCTGCTTTACATTGGGAGCCTTAGATCTCCAGTTCTCTGGTACATGAAACTCTGGCTCCGTAGTTATATACCTTCTGGAAACTTCTGACCAACTAAAACCTACTTGATGCTTGCCTAACTGGCGAAGGACAAAAATAGGGCAGTGGATACGGAAAGTTGCGTGGGGATGTCTGAAGGGTAAAAGATGCCCATGCCGTGCAAGATAAGAGATAAGTTTAATATCTCTTTCATTATCAAATTCTTTATGTTCTTTATCAAAGGAACATCTAGCAGCGTTAACGACAAGTAAATCCCCCTTTTCTGTATGAGTAATTAACTCAACATATCCTTTATCTAAACAATCAACTCTCATTTTATATAGTCTAGGATTTCAGTTATGTTCTGTACCTTGCCATTAAGATAGTGAACTTCTTTGCCATCCCCGAACGAATGACCTACCTCAGCATCAATCTTAAGAGGCACAGAAAACTCAAGATTGAACACTTGCTTTATTATAGGCACATTCACAAGTTGTTCATGGATAATTTCCAAAACTTGTTCTACTTCATTAAAAGGACAAATTACCTCCAAGCTGTCATGCACCGTAGCTACTGGACGAGCTAGGAATCCTTTTTTGCTAAACTCCTTGCAGCAGCCTAGCAATCCACATAGAAGTATATCTGATGCTGTGCTTTGAATTGTAAAATTTAGTCCTTGACGAAGTGCTCTATTGACTACGGTCTGGTCTTCTGAAGTTACATCAGGAAGATTTCTACGGCGACCGAAGATGGTATAAGCATAATGATTTTCTCTAATGAATCTGTTTACATGCTCCATGTAAGAGAAAATACCGGGGTACACTTTCCTGTAGTTTTCGATAATCTTTTCTGCCCTCTTCATGGGGATACCCATTGTTTCTGAAAGATTAAAGGCACCTCCACCATATACAATCAAGAAGGATACAGTCTTTGCAATCTGACGCTCTTCCTTGCTGATGGTCTTTTTATTAAAGAGTAGCTCGGCTGTGTAAGTATGCAGGTCAGCCCCATCAATGAATGCTTTTTGCATAATCTTTTCCTTGGCAATATGAGCTAGAACTCTAAGTTCCATGGCTGCATAGTCCACGGTGATAAAAGCATGACCTTTAGGAGCTACAAATATGGATCTAATATTATGCTTAGTATCTCTAGGCAAAGTATGGAAAGATACCCCCATATCTTCCTTTGCAGAATACGCAGCACAAGATAACCGCCCTGTGGCGGTCCCATCAAAACGGAAGTCTACATAAACTTTATTGTTACCATTGTATTCAATGGCAGATTTAGTTCCTTGAATGTAAGTCTTTTCCAACTTTTCAGACTTGCGTAGTTCAAGCAATCCTTCAATAAACTTTTTGGATTCACGCAATTGTTCAATTGTCTTGTGGGAGACAACCGACTTGGCGATATCCTTATTTTCTTCACGATTTTTCCACTTTGCCACGGGATTCTAGCTCCTGATTAATAAAGTCTAGTAGGATTGTTAATGTTGGGGCAGAGACAGAAGGGGATCCTTTTGCAGTCTTATCAGGTGGATACAACTCCAACCCGCCTTCTCGTGTATACATAACTTCGATTAGATCATTATTAGAGGATAGGTTGTCTGTTTTTTGCACACCTTTACAAGTGTACAAGAAATCCTCTGCTTCAATGTTAGCATCACGAAGAACTTTACCAACCTCATTTAATTTATTAGTGGATACATTGATGCCATGATATTCTATATCTGCAAACTCATTGATCGCAGGGGAGATTACATTATCATATAATTTAGTCATCCCCAGTTCCTGCATTCTTTCATACAAGATATGATAAATTTGCAAAGTGTAGTGTGCGTCTGCATAATTTCCATTAGCACAAGCAGACAAAGATATGTTGGCCCAATCAAACTTATTAGGGTTTTCAATACCAAGCATTAGAGTTTCTCCAAGTACTCAGGGAAATATTGCTTGACAAGATCCTTCAAGGAATTCTTACCCTCTTCATTTACCATGTGAGCCATCATTTTAGTATCCGCAATAGGACCAAAATTAATACCACACTTCTTCATGAACTTGAGATCGAACTTTGCATTGTGTAAAACTTTAATTGCTTTGCTATTCAAACCGTACCTGATTAGATCATAGATTTCAGCATGATCAACATAATCAGATACTTTGGACCAATCGTGTTCCTTATGATGAATAGGGATTACGGCAGAACGCTCATCTGTAGCAATAGCAATTGTCATAATGCTATCCTTCAGAAAGTCTAGCCCAGTGGTTTCGATATCTACAGCAATAGGTTTTTCGTATTTCTTTAGCCAATAACAAAAATCTGTCAGGGATGCTATGGATTCAACCAAAGTATAATCCATCTTAGTTTGCTTAACATTCCCCAAGATATGTTTGTTATATCCATTAGCTATATCAGTTTCAAAAACTGGCTTGTGCCTAGGTTCTTGAATAATGGCATAAGGATGTAGGATAGGAACTACCACACACTTATGCCCATTAGGAGTTTCGAAGTCGTAGGAATTACCCCTCTTATCTGTTATGCCACTTTTCTTAATTAACATCTTCATGGCAAGGTTGCCACAAGCATAAACCAACTTTGGTTTAATTTTATCTATAGTGGCGTTAAGATGATTGCGACAAGCATTCATGCTGGCTGGATTCATATCGCCTTCTTTAACAGAAGGGCACTTAACAGAAGCAGCCGTGGCGAACGGTTTATTAAAAATTTGTTTGATTATCTCTTCTTCTGCATCAGTAAATGCATAAGTCTTTCCAAATCTGGACTTTAATGAATCAGATAGGAATAGGACATCGGATTGATCCTGCTGTTCATAATCTAAAACAGCATAGCAAGGCTTTGTCTTAGTCAAAATGACACAGCCTGAGCAAAGAGGGTTATCTGGAGCAATAACCAGACCCTTATACAGTCTTTCTAGATCCATATAGGTATGATAGGCTATGAGTCAGAAAAATTATATAAATAACAAGGATTTCGAAAAGTTAATTAAAAAATACAAAAAGGACCCTAAAGCTCACGAAGCCGAACTTATTAAGATGTTCGACATACTCGTGGAGAACATTATAGAATCCTTTAAGTTTAAACTTGACAAGGATGATGCCAAGCAAGATTGTTTTTTGTTGATATTAAAAACTCTACCAAACTTTAACCACAGTAAAGGTACAGCTTTTAATTATTTCACTACAATTATTATTCATAATTTGAAGTTACTTTATACAAAAAACAAACGATATGAAACAAAGATTAAGAATTACATTGATTCTAAGACAGAGGATATCACTCCAGACGGAAGTAATCATAAATCTTAGGTAAGTACTCTTCGATCTGAGTATGCACCTTGCCTACAACCACTAGTTGAGGAACCTTCACAACTTCATAAATTACAAAACTATGAGGCATGTGAAAGCTATCTACGACAAAAATTTCCTCTCCAAAATCATCCTTGTACTTCTCCTTCAACTTATCAAGGAGAATGTTGCAATGCTCGTCCCACAAGGATACAAACAATAAATTGATTGTATTCCTGTCTCTCTTTTGATTTCTGAGTACTTTGTTAAGGTCGTTTTCCTTACTCAGAAAAGTGAGTTTAAACATATTCAAATCATTGGTTTGGGGTTTCTGCGAGCGTAACATCACCATCATCTCCTTCGATGACAGAGATTCCCGAGGATTCTAGATCAGCTTTATTTTCCTTTGCATATTGCTTTATCAGTTGAGTGAGCTTATCGTTCATAGTCTCAACTCCAGTTAGGAAAATAGTCTTTATGAAATCATCATCAGATACCTCCTGAGGCTTCACAATCTTTGTGAAGTTCTTGAAAGCCAATGATTGATCTTTATCTAGATTAATAATCAGTCTCATATTCAATCCATTTCTACGAGTTTGGTTTCGTATCTTCCACTTTGAAAAATCAAAGCTTACGGTTTCATTTGGTTTAACTTCTGCCTTGAAGACCTTTTCTTCAGGAGCAGTTGTACTATAATAGTTCTGAGGTTCCATATGTTACAAGATTCCTATGATTTAAATTTGATTAAAGAAAAACTTTCCAAAAAGAAAAAGATTAACAGCCGCTCCAAGGGAAACACATTTGAAAGAAAAATATGTTCCCTACTTAATGATAGATTCAATACAATAGAGTTTGCCAGAACTCCGGGTTCGGGAGCCTTCGCCACCACACACAGTCTTCCAGATCATCTGAAAGTTTATGGCGATTTGATTACTCCTTTAAAATTTAAATATATCATTGAGTGTAAAAAAGGATATAACAAAGTAAGTATTAGTAGTCTATTTAATAAGAGTTCAGAATTATGGGATTTTATAATAAAAGCTGAAAGAGATTCTGTAAATGCTAAAAAAGATTTTATAATTATTTTTCAACAAGATAGACAACCTACAGTAACAATCTCGAAAAAAAACATACTGCCCAGACTCTATAATACCATAGGGTTTGAGCAGTATGAGATAAATTTACTAGATGAAATATTAAAATATCCAGATAATATATTTATTGATTAATTGATTTTAATATCTTTTCTTGTATCTTAAAAAATTCTTTGAATAATTCTAATTGTTCTTGTTCACTAACTTGTGTTGGTTGAATTTTATTTAATTTTTCTATTGTATTTTTATTTAGTTTAGCTTTAAAACTAATTCCATCTTTTCCAGAAGTGCTCATATTCAAGTCTATAAATAGATTGGACTCTGCATCAATAAATCTAGCTCCCGATCCAGTTACTTCTATTTTTAATTTACCTTTTTTTCTAGATGTTAAAATGGTATCAAAAATTTCGTTATGTCTTATGACTGAACTTTTCCCATTATCTGGTATAATTGTTTGATACATATTCGAATCTTTTGTAGATCCAGTAATTAATAATTGTCTCAATAAATAGTCTTCACAAGCTTTTTTCTCTTTTAAATTCATTGAACTCAAAGAGTTCTGAAGTTTATTAATTAATTTAAATTTTACTAGTTTATGGCTTAATCTAGGTATAACAGAAGTTTTATCAATGATATTACCCTCTGAATCTTTTTTTAGTTTTGTAGCCTTTTCCGTTAGCTTTAAAATTTCTGAAGCATACTCATTTGTTTTTAAAGTTTTTTCTCCTATGATACTTGATACTCTTTTTATTACTTGAATAGGATCTGCTAAATCAGGTTTTTTTCCTGTATCTACAGTGTAATTTGATGTTATAGTTGATTCAATAGTTTTTCTTTCTTTTTTTGAATCTTCATGGAAAGCCATCATACTTTCATAAGAAGTTGAATCTAATTCTAATCTTCGATCTACTAAATCTAAAAATCCTTCAGAAAGTTGAGAATCTCCAGTATAATTTGGAGTAAATAAATCATCCATTCTATTTGTACTTGCTACTGTGCCTAATGTAATGTGATCTAATTGCGAATATCTCTTTAATCCAGCAGAGATAAAAAAAACTTTGGTTGAATCACCAGCTTCATAAAGACCACCAGACCTAAGCATTGCATCAAAATCTTTTTGAGATTTACAATTAGGATCTCCACCACATCTAGCTTTTATTACTTGTCTCAATTGTCGCAAAGTAACTTCTTCTAGTTCAACTTCCTCTGCTACAGAATTAGGATTTCTTTGTAAGAAATCTTGTATGGCTAACTGTTTTGAGGTGTAGATAAATTGTCTATCAGGTCTTTCTCCTGTTTTTGGTGGACCAGCTTCAGCAGAATTGAAAGCACAAACTGCGTTAGGGAAAAAATCATTTATTATTTTTCTTTGGTAAAATAATTCTCTTGCTAAAAATTTCTGTAGTTCTAATGTATTAGAAGATTTTAAAGCTTCTTCTTGTAATACTTCATTCATAAAAGTAGTTTCAACATCAGTAGCAGTTTCTTCTATATTACTTAAATCTTGAGCTAATTTTTGTATGGTAAAAATTTTATCTTGTAGATATTGAGCCATGAATTTTCTAATGTCTTCTTTTTCTTTTAATGAAATATTTGATTTATATCGTAACATTAGATAATGAAAATCTACAGTTGCTTCAGATAAAGATCCTTTTATTTGGCTCTTAGATCCATCTTGCACAATTGATAAAGTTGTTCTTTGTTTTCTTTTAGCAGAGGTACAATTTTTATGAGCCATTGAAAGCAAAGCCGTTTCATATGCGCCTGCTTTAACCAAAACTCCTTCAGCATCATCTCCTGAATTTGTTTTTAGTAGAATTTTTGATAAAGTTTCTCCATCCTTGCCATAAATTAATCCAATTGATTTTGTAAAATCTTCACAACTATTTTCTTTTTTTATTGCAGCATCCACTAATTTTCTATATGCTTCAGTTGCAATATCTATATTAGCATCATCTAATTTTTGTTGTACTAAACCCTGTTGAACAGGATCATACACTATTCGCGCTCCTAAAGCTAATCTTCCGTATACACTTGTCGAATCTTTACCTGTAAAAATATTTCCTGTAGATGTGCTTGTTTTTCCAAAACCTTTTTCTTTACATATTGGAGAATTATAATTATTATCTCTACAATAATTTTTTAAAGCATTAAAAGAATTTTGAAGAGTATCGGCAGAAATATCGTCTATTTGTGGAACTTCAGGAACAATAGGAGTTGCTACAGTTTGATCCTCTGCACTAGCTTGTTGTTGCGAATCGGATTGTTGGCCTGATAATAATTTAACAAAATCATTATAATTTTGTTTTGCATTAGATGACCCTGACAAAGCAAAAGCTTTTCCTTTTCTTGGACCGGGGAATCCATCAAATACAACTTCGTTAGCAGCTTTACCTTCCTTAGCTACCCAAACATTACTTTCTGGAACTTCTGCTACTGGAGTTTTATTATCAGGAGAAGGTACTTCAGCTTTTGATTGTGCAGTTGCAATATAAGTGTCTACTTTTTTTTGAGCTTCAGGATCTAATTGAACAGCCGCTTCTTCAATGTAAACTAATTTAAATTTTCTTTTCTTGAGCTTATCGTAGCTTTCTAATAATTGGCTTAAGTAATCCATATACTATTATAGCTCTAAGGAAAATACCCAATCTAAGATTCTTAGATTGGGTATCTATTATTAATCTAAACTTAAATCAGGGAGCCTTTCCAACAGTTCTAATATCCATTGTGTCGAAGGAGAACTTAACATCAATGGTGTTAACACTAGTCGATTCAGAATACTTCATTTCTGATATTGCATATTCCATAGGGAATACGCCCCAGAAAGTTGTTTCCGATATTGGGGTATTCTGTCCGCTTAGTTGACGAACAATTATTCTAGAAGCTTTGATTGTAGCAATGTTTCTAGCTCCTGAGGCTGGATTATGATATGTTCCAGTTAGAGGATTATATACAGCCTTGATATACTCCCAAAGGTGAGCATATTGTGGGAGTAGTAACTGATTATCGAAAGTTATTGTGATTGGTTCGAATTTCATCTTACCGGGATATTTTACAATATCATTCACTCTATTAATTTCGATAGGTTCAATCTTGGGACCAAAGGAAGTTACCTTATTTACACCTATTTGTAAATCGCCTTCTTTGTAATCCCCCAAGGCAGGGATGTTTCTGAAATCAACTTCAAATTGATAGCTT